CGCTGTACGTCAGCGTGATGTCTGCTGACAGCGCCTTATTGTTCACCTTGCGCGTTGTCGGCACAGCGTTTACGTCGCTGTACGTCAGCGTGATGTCCGCTGACAGCGGCTTATCGTTCACTTTGCGCGTTGTCGGCACGGCGTTTACATCGCTGTATGTCAGCGTAATGTCTGCTGACAGTGCCTTATTGTTCACCTTGCGCGTATCCTGCACCGCGTGAACAATGCGCGAATCATCCCCGGCAGCTACCGTCCCCGCCGCCGTTCCCACGTTACGGGTTGCAGAATTCCCCAGTTTTAAATTTTCGCGGGATTTCACTACATCATCCAGATCGGACAGATTTAGCGACCGGCGTAAATAGCGCTTATCCAGATCGTCACTGTTACGCACTGGCCGTAAATCAGTGACCGCCCCGTCTGCGGCAATTTCAGCGATTTTGAATACGTAGTGGGTTTTCCCCGCAGCGTCCGAATATTCAGCCAGATCGCCCGACGTAATAACGCAGATATCAGTGACCGGCACGCAGGCAGTCATGACAGACCCCTGCCAGACAGTATCCAGCCAGACGGCGGCGGGTTTAGTCCCGATCGCGACATCCTGCGCGGCTTCGTTCGCCAATCGCAAACCGGCCACATAACCCAACCCAGGCTGGCAGTTATATTTCACCCCGCTACGTTGAACCAGCCACCCATCATCAAAAAACAGCGCACTGCCGTAATGATCGATATTCAGTAAACGCTGATAATCATCAATACCCGTCAGACGGGCGGTAAAATCGATCTGCCACGTTTCGGCAGGTGTATTAATCCCTGTCTTGTCTGCAGCACCGTTAAATTCAATCAAAAACGAGCGGGTAAACGCGTTTCCCTGTTCCGTCGCCGTCGTTTTCACCTTTTCCAGCGCCGGGACCGTTGTCACCATCGCTAAAAGGCCCGTTTTTTTGCAAATCAGTCCGATCCAGTTAAACGAAAAATTGCCGACGTTTGTTCCCAGGGTAAACGAGTACGCAACCGTGTTTTTATTAACCACGCCCGCAGCGTTGACGGATTCGCGGTAAACAATTTGCGCGGCATCCGGCAGACCGGCGTCACGGTTTATCACCGCATCCGGATCAAGGCCGGGCACATTAGCCAAAACAAATTCATCCAGCGAAATGTCGCCCGGCGTCAGCAGATCAGCGGCTTGCCATTGCTCAAACGCCGTCGTGATAATTGTTGCCATTGTTATTTATTCCCTGATAAGTGACGCGGCGTGACACACATAGTCATTGTGTACGCTGCCCGCCTGAATATTGATCGGCGTGGATGTTAACGACTGGAAGCGATAGCGGCGGCAGGTGCGCCCGTACTGCCGGACAATTTCACGCAGCAAATCACCGTGTTCAGAGATCTGCCTGTCGGTCAAATCCAACAAAATGACGTCCCAGTCAATACCGTCTACACGCTCATTTATCCCGACAAAACCTATTTCCAGCCGTTCAAATATCCGGGCAAAACCCGCCGTGCTGCCTGCATCCTGCGCATTAATGAACGCGTAATTCACGCGGCGGCGGAACAGATCCAGCGGCTCCGCGTTTAAGCGGGTGACGTCACGCTGCCAAGCCAGCAAAAAGAGGATCGTTTCGTTACAGGTCAGCGCATCAAACTGCTGCAACGGCCAGCGCAGCCACGCGTCAAGCCAAAGCCAGAAACGTTTGCACGCTGCCGCCAGCTTTTGCGGTTCGCCTTTGTTCATCCAACAGGGCAATTTAATGTTCATCATGCGCTGCCCCATTTCACGCTCAATGACCGCAAGCGCGGAATATTCAGTTCACTGACGATGTCATCAAGAGAAAATTCAACAGACGACAGGGCGGGAAACGCCTCGTGAATTTCTTCACCCAACTTAGAAAAGCCAAACCGCGACCAGGGCCACGTTTTGGTAACGTCATACGCTGAATTCTCACGAAACGCGCAGCGCACCATGTTTTCAACGACCCCCGGCAGATCAGCACGTTCAGCATCGGTAATCATCGCGTTATCCGGGGTGTGAAGCGTCACTTCCAGTTCATGAAAGGTTTCCGGCATAGGGAAACATTGCATATCGTCGCCGTGTCCGTGGTTTCCCTGCCCCATCACGTAATCATTTACGGCTGCAATAAACGGATCACTGATCACACCTGCATCCAGCAATAAATACGCGTTAGCTGTTCCCGGTCCGCGCGGGGCGTCATGTAAGAAGAAAATGCGATCGGTACTCAATCCGGCCACACTGGCGATCGCAGAGCGGTACACGGCGTCAATGTGATAGTTACCCACGACGTTAAACTGGTTACGGATACGCGGGCGAAATTCGTCGTCAGACTCACGATCAGCGCCTGGCTTCGTCAGCCAGTCATCGCCGGTCGTCACTTCCGCAACTCCTGCCACTGCGACGGGTAAAACATGGTAATAACCGGGCGCAAGGTTCCAGGCACTGCCCGCAGTGTCAGCCGTACAGGCGATCGATAGCTGCGCAATACCTGCGGGGATCATCGTCGTCGCATCCACAATCAGGCGATAAACTTCACCGTTAACGCGTTCGGTCTGAATGACAGTGCCTGCGGGAATTGTCACATTTTCATCGGCACTGGTTTTAATAAACGTCACCGCGCCCTGGGCGCACGTCGCCGCCTTACGTTCCAGACGGACCGCCCACGCCAGCAGGTCAAGCCACGTCCCAATCGCTGTAGCAACAAAAAGGTTAGTCAGAACCACATCTGCCAGCACGTCACGCAGCCACAGCACCGGTTTAGTGACAATGGCGGAAATCAGACGCCAGAACGGCGACATTAACGACGTGTTAGTGACCAGCCCTTCGTCGTCGGCGACAGCCTGAAACTTCGCCTGAATTTCCTTTTCCGTACCCGGCAGGCCCGCGTCATCCAACAGGGCGCGGTAATCGGGTTTAGGTGCATCACTCATAAACAACCTCAACAGGATCAATCAGTCCGAATTCATACGTTTCTGCCGTCACAATGACGCGGCCTGCCGCTTCCTCATACACGCGCACCGTTCCGGGGATTAGGCGGTTATCCGTTTCCACCATCAGAATAATTTGCAGATAAACATCATTGCGCATGACAGCGGAACGCTGGCCGATAAGGTGCGTTGCCAGATTGCTTTCAATGATGGCGTGTTTAATGTCCTGACCAATGCTGACGCGGTTGTCACATAGCGTTGGTTCACGTCCGGTATTCAAAAGAAAATCACCGTTAACAATTTTCAGATCGATATACAGTTGTTCAGTCATCCCGCCGACATCTCCGCCATTTCCGCTATTTGCTGGGCGTCCTGCGCCTGCTGCACATACACATTGACGTTACCCACGCTGCGGCTGTTATTTATATTGGTCGTGCTTTTTGTTGTTTTGCTGCTGACGTTGGCTACACCCGGATCAAGCACCCCGCCGCGTAATACGGCTGGGCTGGAAGGTGGCGCAGGCGGCTGCGCGCCAGGGACAACAAACGCAGAGGCAACACCCGACACTGGCGCAACCAGGAGCGACGCGCCCCCCGGAATAGCGGCGGCAACTGACGCCGCCTGCGCAGCCGTTCCCGTCTGGCCCGGCGCTGCGGTTCCTTTTAACTCAATGTTGACGCCGGGCAGTTTGTTTAACTGCTCAACAATGCCGTTATAGACGCCGAAAAATTGCTGGGCGATTGAATCCCACAAACCGGAAAACAACTGGCCGACCGACTCAACGCCCGACCTGAAAGCATCAGCAAATGAAAATTCAGAGAAAGCGGCGCAGACGCTGTTCCAGCCCGCGACCACATCCGGCCAGACCTTAACCAGCCAACTGACAGCACTGATCAGCAGATTGATCGGAAACAGAATGGCGTCGAAAGCTGCAGCAACGACAGAACCGGCCATGCTGCCAGCGTCAGAAAAAGAGGACAGTTCATTTTCGGTATACTGAATCGGTGTCAGCAGGTCGCCAAACCAGCCGCAAAGACTTTTCAGGCCATTCCACAACCAACTAACCACGGAACAGACAGCAGAAAATACCGGCCCCAACGCGGCGATCACACCTTGCAACACCTGCGACTTTTGCGCCGCCTGCATGAAGCCAGTGATAAAACCGCTGAAAAATGCCTTGATCGGATTCCAGAACTTAACGACAGCGACAACAACCGCACCGATCGCCAGCGCAATAAGCGCAATCAGCCCCCAGATCGGGGCAGTGACTGCGGCCAGACTCCCGCCAAATGACATCAACGCAAGGCGCGCAGCAAATAAGGTGTTACGGAAAAACCGCAACGCCCCCGAAAAATTAAGAATTGCACCAGCACCACGCGCCAGAAGTTTAAACAGCGGGGTGATCCCGGTGAAAATCCCCGCCAGCCGGATTCCGGCCCCAGCCAACTTTAAACCGCCCAGCATGACCGTAAATGCGGCCCCGGCTGCGGTGGCGCTGATAATTGCTGCCGTAACAATCCCGATCCAGCGCGTAATGTTCGGGAATTTATTCAGCCAGACGACAGCCGACTGGGCGACCTTTGTCATTTTTATCAGTAGCGGTTCCAGAACCGGCAACAACGCAGACCCCACAGCAATTTTTACCGCCGTAATACCTGCGGCGGCGCGCTCCCACGGATCGGCAACCGTGGCGGCGGCGCGTTTTACGTCGTCCAGCCCGTCGATCGCGTCGATCTCGCTGATACTGCGTTTCAGCCCGTCCGTATCGCTGATCAGCAACTTGATCAGGGAAACCGCTTCATCACTGCCAAACGCTTTTTTCAGCAGGTCAGAATCCGCCACTTTGCTGATATTCCCGAACCGCTTATGCAGCATGTCGAGAATTGCAGGCATTGACTTCATTTGCCCGGTGGCATCGGTAAACGACATTTTCAGCGTTTTCTGGGCGTTCCCTACCCCCGCCAGAAACGCCTTATATTTTGTCCCGGCTTCACTGCCTGACATTGTTGACTGCAACTGACCCAGGATCGCGAATTGTTCCGCACTGCTGCGGCCTGCTGTTTGCGCAGCGGCCCCCAGTGACGTAAACGCCTGCGACATTGATTCACCGTCAGATTTAAACAGGTTGGCCGCATAGGCGGTTTGCCCGCCGATTTTCTCAGCCCATTTAATTTTGCCCATGCCGTCAGCAGTCTGTTTAAAGATGCCGTACATGGTCCCCATATAGTTTGTGATCGTCTGCGTATCGGCCTTTGTCGCCTTTGCAACAACCGCTGACGTGGTTGTGAATCCGGTCAATTCATCAGCAGACAATCCAGAAATTGCGGACTGAATATCGTAAGACGCGCTGACGATCTCCGCCGCGCTGCCGCCGTACTGCATACTGAATTGAAGCGCCGCGTTTTTAAGCTGCTTTAATCCCGTTTCGGTTACGTCCAGCGCCTTTACAGAGTCCAGCGCGCGGCGCATTTCGATCGCCGGTTCCAGCCCGCCTTTTAATGCCTGGCCTGCGGCCCACATTGCCGCCGTTCCCATTGCAACCTGCTGCGCGCCGCTTTTTGCCGTCTGGCCCAGTGCGCTGACCTGCTGACGAATACCGCGCAGTGGGGCGCTTGCGCGGTCAATCAGAGAAATAATATAAGTCAGCGATTCACTAGCCATAATTTATCCAAATAATTTAGCGACGCCATTCGCAACGCCAATACTGAAATTTTCCCAGTAATGGTTATCAAGCCAGACAGCGCGGGCTAATGTCTGCTCTGAATCATCACCATCAGGCAGATAATAACGGCGCAGGGTTAGCATTTGTTCCAGCCCGTTATTTTCAATAGCCCGCACGCGGGCAGTTATTTTTTTACAACAATATCCAGTTCCGGCGCGTACTGTTTATTAACAGCCGCCGCGATCTGAATGGCTGCACCTGGCTTTTTCAGGATGCCGTTTAATGCGTCCTTACTTTCGCGGGAAACAATGGCGCGCACATATTCAACTGATGGCGTAACTTTGTTATCCATTGCCATTTCATTGATAAAAGAGTTATAGGCGACTTCGTTCGGTTCGAAAACAACATCCACACCGGAAATAGTCAGCGTAATAGATTCATCCATTTTTATTTATCCAGAATAAAGAAGTTAATATTTTAAAGCGTTTAAATGGTTATTTAACGCCGTTGTGTTCCAGACTGAAATGATTTCCGTCTGGTTTACTGAAACGACCGCCCCACGTCCCGCCGAGCGATTCCCAATACTCCCCAAGCGGCAAGTAATCACGACTGTCTGTCTTATATTCGCCTTTGATAAACAGATTAAAATCGACGGCCAGTCGCTGCGTATGCAAACTGTTTTTAATGCCGCTGCCTTTTTTGGCATTCAGTGCCGCCTGTTCCGGCGTGCGGTACGCTTCACCAAATGTCAGCCAAAAGCCATTCGCGTTGGCGTACTGGATTAATAAAGCGATCATTGATGTAAATCGCTGCTGCTTTTCACTCAGTGTCATTTGTCTTGCTCCCGTTCCTGGACTGCGCACGATTACGCAGCCATAGTTCAACCGCCTGATAGCCCGCAATACCGAAAGCAGCCCCCAGACCGTTTATTGCAACGGGGTGTAAATCAGGGAACTGAATCAATGCAACACCGGCCACCATCGACACCGCAGCGCCTAAAATTACGCGTCCAATAATTAAACGCAGTGTGATCGGTTCAGCGGTATTCAACACCTTACCCAATGCAATTAATGCGCCAATCCCCGCCAAAGTGAGAATGCTTTTTTCATGCGGTGTTAACATATAATTACCCGATTAAATCGCGGGTATCTTCATCTGACAGATAAGGAATACCATTAATTTTGATAAATTCAGGCGCAGTCACTTTATATTTAATTTTATAAACTGATTTTTCGCCGCCTGCGGTGTCCACGTCCAGCAAACTGTCAATTGCCAGCTTACATCCAAAAGCCTCGACTTTAATTTTTTCGCTGCCCGCCTTTGCATAAAATAAAATGTCTTCCGGTTCAATTCCGCGATAACTGCCAGCCGATGCCGCCGCATCATGGATACGTAAAAAGTTTTTGGTATCCAGTTCCATGTCACCTTCGGCGCTGACGTCGCCGTCAACATAACCATCAGGAATGCCGCGCGTTTTCGCTACGTCAGAGTTATCAGTAATAGTCAGTGTAATTTTATTTACATGAATCGTGGTATTGAATAACGTAATATCAAACGCCATTCCCGAAATGCGTTTAGAACCTGACATAATCAAGCCTCATTCTGTACAGACAGATCAACCATAATATTTACGCCAATAACCAGCGGGCATTCAGTCGGGCGCGCCTGTACGTAAATATTTACATGCGTTGAATCAATCCATGTAATAACAATATCACCCTCTTTTGGTGAATAGACTTCACCGGGGAATGACACGCCGTTAATAGTGGTACTTTTCGCCATCGTGCGCAGCGGTTTAGCAAACTGCATTTGATGATATTCAACGCTGGACGGCGTGGAATTTAACGAGCGGTTACCAATATTGCGGATTGCAAGCAAACGCACCTGGCGCGCGACTTTATCAACAATGCGCAGAATGCGGATTGACTGATAATCGCTGCCTTTAGCAGCCAGCAGCGGGCCATCATTCCAGTAAATGCCCTCAAAATCCGCATACGTGACCGGAACAGAATAACGCGCAGCGTCCAGCGCCTGCACAATATCCGCTGTTACCGTCTCTCCGTTTTTGTCTTTAGTTGCGTTGCCAACAGACACGAGCGATCCAGTTAAAACGCGCGCGGGAGTATCTGCAATTGTCACCAGCCGATTACATAAACGTCCAGCAATTACACCTGGCAAATTCTCATAAAGACGGGGAACCAGCATAACGCCATCAGCAACTAACCCCGTTTGCCATTGCGTTAAAGCGGCGGAATATTGTTGCCATGTCATGTCACCGCCAACAGGATTTTTAACGGGTAAAATAAACCATGTCCAACGACCGTATGTCGCGATTAATTCCTGGCGGAGAGCGGCAGCTTCTTTGGCGCTTTTAGTTAGAGAAAAACCGGACTCTTCTTCATTCCAGTCAGCAAAATCCTCTAACAATACAACGCCCTCAAAACTTCCGTATTTTTGGCATTTTTTAACAGCATCCTGCCACTTTTCGTCAGAATCCATAAAATAAACCGATGCCGACCAATTTTGCCCCGCATTCATCATGGCGGCGCGAATATCGTCACCCGCTGAACTTGTAATTTTGTCTAAATCAGTTTGAGTATTTAGCGTGTAAAAACCTGGGGTGTAATTTTCAAGCGGCGCATAGCTGACGAACAATAAATGCCGCTCTATTTCATTTACAGTGCCTTGCGCCAAATCAATTTGATTAACCTGAACTTGTGGAAAAGTCATTTTTTTCTCACCTTTTTTAATTCCTGCGCTAATATTCGCGCGTTATGTTTTGAGCGGGTATCCAGCCAGGGGCGCGGCGGCGCGGGGATGTCCCATTCTTTTTTCGCGGCTTCTTCTTTCAGAATGCGAATGATTAGCCCCGCCTGACCCTGCTTAATGTTCTGCGTAATCCATTTAATTGACGGCGTTTTTTTCTTTTTGCCCTGTTTAACCGTGTAACCAAGCTGGCGCAGCTTTACCGCCTGACCACGCGTGACCGGCGCATCATATGCAGGCTGGCCGCGCTGGCGCTTGAGCTGCGCAGCCGTCACATGCTCCGGCTTACCGTAGTGATGGCGCGCTGCCATATCGCTATGAACAGGGTTTTTCCAGTGCAACTTCACATCGTCAGAAGTCGGCGTAATACTCATTAGCGCAGGAATGCGGCGCATCATTTTTTTACTGCCACGCTGGCGCTTTTCCCATCCGCGCCCGTCCGGCGTTCGCTGCGCCCTGGCTTTCTGTTGCGCTTCCCGCTTAATCCGCCTGGCGGCATTCTGCAAAACCTGCCGCCTTTTTGCCGGTGGCAGTTCCAGCGCCGCAAGCCTGATTAATGCTTCACGCTGGCCGCGCAGATCGGTTCTAATCACCGGCCACCCCAACAGACAGATCGTAATGTTCTGCCGTCCAGATCTCCGGCTCAGACAATGACCAGCGCCTGCCGTCCCACTCAATAACCCCCTGCGCATCTTCGCGAACACACAGCGGGCAACTGAATTTAATCGTGATTTCCACGTCGGCGATTTCCTCCGCCGACTCAGCAATCACCAGTGACGGATCGGGCAATTCCAGTTCATCCCGGCGCGTGTCACAATCTGCCAGCCAGCCAGTAATCAGGCAGAACAGCAGCGCAGGCGGATAAACACGGAACGGGTAATTTTCGAATGACAGCACCGCGTCAAACTGTAATTGCGCCATTTCGCTATACAGCCCCATATCGCGCGGGGCATAAACCAGCGACGCGTTTTCCATCCATGAATCAAGGCAGGCTGACACCTTCGGCGGCAACTTGCCGATCAGATATTCAGTCAACGCATTAAGCTGCGTGCGTGTCGGCGTCATAACAGCCTCACCGTGGCGCGGGCATAGCCCATAATCTGGCGGATAACCTGCGCAGCTTCACCGCGTAAGCCGTCCGCCGTTTCCTGCGATTCCGCGCCGGGGTGCGTTTCACGACGTCCCACGGTGGCAAATTCCGGCATTAAATCGGCTTTCGCCCTGGCAAAAACAGCCTTTTTGTAAGACTCAGTCAGCGCGTTAGCCCCTTCACACGACGGCCCCGGAACATCTGCCGCAGAGGAATACCCCTTGCCGTGTTGAATATCGGTCCAGGTATCCAGATCACGGTTTACGCTGTCAATTGCCGCAAGTAGCGCCGCGATAACCGTCGCATTGGCGATACTGGCGGGGATCTGGCGGCGTTCCTCAAATTCTCCGGCGTTAATATCCGGCCAGAACCCCACGTTTTTGATCACGCGGTCCTGGTAATTCGCCGTTTTGCCGGAAAACATTAAACCCCCTCAGTTTCAGAAGTCGCGGGCTGACCGGCGTCCACGGCGTGATCGGCGATTTCTTCGCCTACACCCTCAGCCGCGCCCGCGCCGCGTTGCGGAGTCGTTTCAAGTTTGCGCAGACGTGCCGCGATACGTTCACGCAGAGATTTAACCCCCGCGTTTTTGTAAAGCGTGCCTGCCGCGTCCAGGCATAAATCGGCCTGACGCAATGCTGCCGGATCATCCAGATTTGCGGGATTAACGCGCCCATCAGCACCGCGCAGGATCAGGAAACCGGCCAGTTTGTAATATTTCGCCGTCAACTGTTCGTTGAGCTTCCAGCACTCAGTCACATTCTTAAAAGTTTGAGAGAAAAACGGCTCAATACTACGCCCCGCTTCAAACTCACTTTCTGACCAGTCCAGCACTTCATCAGCCACCGTTCCGGCCAGATTGTTACGGAAACCTTCCGGTGACTCCTGACCCTGTTCAATCGCGATATCAGCCCAATTCAGCGCTTGTTCAAACTTTCTGACGTCCATCAGCCAGACAATGCACCAGACGAAAACCGGATTTTGATAGATGTCGCCCGCTTCCAGGTACTTTTCAGCCCACGGCAACCAGCGCGGCAGCATAACGTCACGCTTCATTTGAAAGCGTTCTGCGTTGCTATGCAGATCGCGCAGCGTCCCGACATCCTGACGTAACTGCAAAAGCTGCACATACAAACTACTGTCATCCAGACCAACCGCGCGGGGAGCGGCTTCGCCGGTCATAACCTGACGGGCACGGATACTTTCAACATGACGTTGAAAAGGCGTTAACGGCATAGCTGACCCTTACTTAATAGTTACCGCAGCTTCATCGATCGCGGCGTACAGCGCGGGAATTTCCAGCGCATAGCCCTGCATACGCCACCAGGATGACTCGAACGCCTTACGGTCACCGACGTGCTTCGCCTCACGGCGCTGCGTGCCGGTTTGCGTATAGCAATGCAGGTTTTTAGGGATAGTCACGGCAATGCGTTTGCCCGGGAAAAACGGTGGCGTGACATGACGGCGACCGGCGATTGATTTCAACATCGGCGTAAAGGCGGCTTTTTCGGTCGGCTTATCGGTCTGGTTTGCCATGCGCAGCTGTTCAGCGGCAATCAGATCAGAACCGGCCAGCACCGTTAATTGTGGGTGTTCACGGAATTGCGCTGGCAGCATCGCGATCACATCCAGCGCCGCAGCGTCCAGGGTTAAATAATCCCCGCCAGCGCCGATCGACACGGCTGCGGTGAGAACGTGAGAACCGTTGTCGTATTCCTTAGAAATCTGATGCCAGCCCTTGTTAACATCTTCGCCGTTCGGGTTCGCCACCGGATCGGTATTTTCGGCAAAACTTTTACCATTAAAGCCGATGCGTAGGATGTCCAGCGCGAAGGATTCGTTTGCAAACTCAGTGACGAGTTTAAAGAACTCACCAGGCGTCCCGGAATTCGCCCAGACAGCCAAAAGCGCCCACTTCAGGCGCGCGCAGGAATCCGTTTCGCGCAATTCGTATTCATTGCCATCAACGCCCAGATCGACGCCAAATCGCCCATCTTTTTTACGTCCAGTTAAAAGTTTAGAAACGCCAGCTTCAACAACCGCGCCTTTAATCTGGTTAACCGACAGCATAGAAATTTCTTTCAGAAATGCCGTTGAATCCAGCAACGCTTTACGCAGTTTAATTTCCTGCGGCTGGCTGATAGTGAACATATGTTTCGTGGTGGCGACGCTATACGCTTTCGCCAGCGTCACCGCGTACTGGTTAATAAGCTTTTCAGCTTCCGGGGTAAGAATCATTTATTTATTCCTGATAATTTTAATTAACACCCGGCTTTACACCAGATATTCCGGCACGCCCTGCGCAGGTTCGCCGTTCGGCTGTTCCGTCGCTTCACCAGACAGCGCAGTAAATTTTTGAAGTAGCTGATCAACCTTGCCATCAAGCGCGGTGAATTGCTCCACGGTCACGACTTGCGGCTGATCGCCTTCCAGACCGTTTTGATTATTTTCAATAACAGTCGTGTTTTGTTTTGCGCTGAATGATTTAATTTCATCTACGGCGGTCCCCATTTTTTCCACAGCGGTATTAAACACGCTCATTAATTGCGTGAATTGCTGTTCATTCATTTTGTCGTCTTCCTGGTTATTGTCTGGATCGCGCGCGCCCTGTTCAGGTGACTGCGGCAGACGCGAAAACAGGCGGGTTAAAAAAGATTCTTTGTCTGCAACTTCGGTCATCGGTTCGCCACTGCAAAAACTGATAACATTCGGCGCGCCGGAAAATTCGAGACGATCGGTCCCGGTACTGGCGGGCAAATCGGTAACGGCAATCCCCGCAAGGTAATGCTTTCCGGTACTGGCGAAATTTTCCAGAATTTCTACTGATGGAAATAGCTTTTGCTGATCATCACGGTTTAACGACATCATCCATTTATTAGGCAAGAAACGCGCATATAACTTAACTTTGCCGTTAACCGTTTCGCACTTAACACTATGAACAGTGCCGAGGTTGTACCATTTTTGATGGCGGTCAACGCTTGACGGCCAAATCATGGCCGTATACTCCGCCGCGTTATAAGTTTCCGCAGCTTCCGTCAGCCATTGTTCTTTTATTTCCCGCCCGTCTACAGTCGGGCCAGCAGTGGCAACACAAAACCACGCGGTGGGTGTTTGTTTCATAAGTTACCCTCATTTCGATAAAGTAAAATAAAACACCCAGCCGTTTTATTTTCATGCCGTTAATTTCTGACTATTTCGGATATAAGCCGTTATCAGAATTAAAGCGAATATAGACCGGATACCCGACGTTTTTTAAATGCAAAAATCCCCTCATGAAATATTCAGACGAATTAAGGGGAATGGCGAAAGCCCTTTATTTAAAGGGACTCACCCCGAAAGAAATCGCCGCCCAGTTAAATCTGCCATCTGCGCGGATCATTTATCACTGGGCTGATGTGGGTGAATGGCGCGACCAGATGAAGGTCGTAAACATTGAAGACGCGATCGCGCGCCGCATTGCCCTGCTGACTGACCGGGAAAAGAAAACACCTGGAGAACTGGACGAACTGGACCGCCTGATCGGCCATCACGTCAAACTGCTGACATCCAGAAATAAGCACGCTGAAAGGATGGCGGAAATAGACGCTCGCGGACCCGGCAACACACCGCGCGCAGCCGCCGCAGATGACTGCGACAACCCACGTCAGAAGAAGCGGCGGGCAAACGACGTCAGCCACCTGACCGCAGCGGACTTTGAACACTTTATTTCTACCCTGTTCGGCTACCAGCAGCGACTGCATGAGAACTTAAGCCAGAAGATCCGCAATATCCTTAAAAGCCGTCAGATCGGCGCGACATACTATTTTGCATTTGAAGCGTTCGAAAACGCGACGCTGACCGGCGACCCTCAAATTTTCTTATCCGCCAGTAAGCGCCAGTCTGAGGTTTTCCGGTCATACATCGTCAATATCGCTTTGCAGGAATTCGGCGTTACGCTGAAAGGCAACCCGATATTGACGATGTATGACCGGAAAACCTCAGACTGGCGCTTACTG